GGAACCGAAAATGGTAGAGAAGATAGACAACACTTATTATCAATTAATATCAGCCTATACAAGAATGGCGACCGGACGACAAGGCAAATTTCTAAAATTATCAAAAGCACAGAGAGAAATTTACATAGACGAATTATCGAAATTGCAATCGAAACGTATGACTGGGAAAAAACTGTCAGAATCCACAAAAAGAAAAATTTCCATTCGTGCAATGGGAAGAACGATGTCAGAAGAATCTATATTGAAGATGTCACTGGCATTGAAGGGAAGGGGTCTAGGAATTCCGAAAACGGAAGAACACAAGAAAAAGATTTCTATAGCGAACAAAGGGAAAAAGAAATCTATAGAAATAGTATTGCGAGTCAACAAAAATCAGGAAAAGATTCGAAAAACGGCAGAGAAACATCGTGGAATGAAACGGTCAGCGGAATCTCGTTTAAAAATGAGTATAAGCGCAAAATTACGATGCCAGAAACAGAGAGAATTGAAATTCTCACAAGAGATGGATTCAAAGAATTTGATGGAATTCGAAAGGTAGGTTTAAGAAAAATTATAGAAATTGTATTAACCTGTGGACGTAGAATAAAATGCACACCGGATCATAAAATTCTTACGGATAAAGGTTGGATCGAGGCACAATATTGTTTTTCAGAAAATATATCAACATTATATGGATATTCACGAGTTAAATATATTTCTGAAATAGAAGATGACGTTGTATATGATATATTACATGTAAAAGATAATAATGAATTTTTATGTAACGAAATAAATGTCCATAATTGCGTTTACCTTGACGAGTTTGCATTCGTTCCTAATAACATTCAGACAGAATTCTTTGCCACAGTTATGCCTACAATTTCTGCTGGTGAAGAAACTAAAATGATTATCACATCAACACCAAACGGTATGAACATGTTTCATAAAATTTGGAATGAAGCAGTAGCCGGCGAAAATTCATTCAAACCTATTGGTGTGCATTGGTCGGAAATTCCTGGCCGCGATGAGAAGTGGAAAGAAGAAACTATTAAGAACTCTTCTATCCTTCAGTTCAATCAGGAATTTGGTTGTGAGTTTCTTGGATCACAGAATACATTAATTTCCGCAGCTAAACTAGAACAGATGTATACAGCTAAACCAGTCCGGCAAAATGAGGACATGAAAATTTATATTGACCCTTCCAAAAAGGAACATCGAGGTAAATTATTTATTATGGTAGTGGATACTTCCCGTGGTGTTGGTGGTGACTATAATGCATTCGTAATATTCGATGTTTCTGAAATTCCATATAAAGTTGTTGGTCAATATAAAAATAATACAATTTCACCGCTGATGTTTCCTAATATTATTCACCAGTTTGCAAAATCATTTAATGATGCATTTATTTGCGTAGAGATAAATGACAACGGACAACAGGTAGCAGATATTCTATATCGCGAAATGGAATATGAGAATATGGTGTTCTCATATATGCGCGGAAATATGGGACAACAATTAAGTAGTGGATTTGGTGGGAGACCGACTGTAGGTATAAGAACCACAAAGTTAGTTAAAAGAATTGGCTGCACCAATTTTAAGACACTTGTTGAAAATGATAAATTATTAATTCCCGATATCGATATTAAAAAAGAATTATATAATTTTATTGAGGTTGGTGAAAGTTTTGAGGCGGCAGAGGGTCACCATGACGATCTATCCATGTGCTGTGTTCTCTTTAGTTGGCTAGTGCAACAGCCTTATTTCAAGGATTGGACAGATACGAATGTCCGTGAACGAATGGTATCTGATAATCTAAAATTACTAGATGACGACGTTCTTCCCATTTTTGCAGAAGACGATTCTTATCTATATGATCAAAATGAAATTAGAGACATTAGCTATAATGAATTTATGCGGTTTTTAACGGAAGACTAACATTTACTAAATACAAATAATAATAGATTTGTATGGAGAATGGTAGATGGCAATTAACCTTTTAAGCCCTGGTATTGAGATTCGTGAATTCGATTTAACTTTCGGTGTAACACCGGTTCGTAGACGCCCGATTGGGGCGATTGTTGGTGTGTTCCCACAGGGGCCAATTAATGAACCTTATCTTGTCCGTGCCCCTGGTGCACTTCCCATTGTATTCGGTGAGCCGGATGGTGGAAATGATGAAACCTTTTTCACTGCACAGACATATCTAAGATATTCTGATAGACTATATGTGGTTCGTGTAGCTAATAACGAACCCTACAATGCTTATGCTAAAACTAAAACAGAGATTGATACTGTTTCTGTTAGCACACAGTCTGGCGTTTTCTCCAATTCTGACGTTATCAATATTTCTGGTGGGACCACCTATACTGCGGCTAACCTCTCCGTTACTACTAATTCTAATGGTGCAATTACTGCTCTAGCATTAGTTAATAATGGTGTTTATCTATCAAGCGACTTCCCAACTAGCGGTGATGGCCTGCTTAATGTTGTTGCGAATAACATCAGCAACAGTTCTCCTACCCTAACAGTTAATCTTACCTATAGACCGGTTTCTGTAGCTAACCAAGTTTCATTCACTATCAATAACTATATGACACTAAGTGCCCAGGGTAGAAACGTTGTTGACGATACTCAATGGCGCGCTAAAATTACAGCCAATGGTTATACAAGTGATACTGATCTTCTATGGGTAGCAAGAGCCTCTGGTAATACCTACAATGGATTACGTGTAAGCACTTGTGATAGTTCTAATGCCTATGGCCAGAACCTAAGCCCGGTATTCACTGCGGCATCCGCTAACGTTATCTTTGTTCAGGGTAGTAAATATGCTAATATCGTAACTTCTAGTGCTGGTCAGGCTGCAAACGTTTCTGCTGCATTCTCATATAGAGACTCACTAGCCGTAAGACTATTACCGACCACTGCGGGTGGAACTAACGGGTTCGATACAATTTATACTACTATTGTATCTAAGCGAGTTGTGGGTTCTAATGTTATGTTAACATTCGAGTCCAATTGGCCACGCACAACCACACAGAGTTTTGTGGTTAACGGTTCTGGTAATTTCAAATATAATTCTACTAATCAGCAGGCTGTTATACTAAGACATTGGGAATTTGGTCCCGGTTCTAATAAAGTATTCGACCCGCCGAGAGCATCTGACACCAGCAATAATTCTTTCCTAAAAAGAACATCAGGTTCACAGACATATTTCGTAAATGATCGCGTATATACTGTTGTTGCAGATAAGGATAATAAGGTTCTTTATTCTTCTTCTGGGACAAGAGCCAGACTCGGAGATATTCCTTCCAATAAGCGACCAATGTATGGTGCATTATATCATATTGCTATCAATAATGATATCAATAACTCTTATGTCTGGTGGGCCAACCACAGACCAGGGTTAACATTGGAAGATACACAGACTATGCAGAATCTTAATACACTTCCTTACCATGCGTTTATTGGTAATGGTTCTGATGCTGTAACAGAGGATAATATCAGTCTCAATACTCTTATGGCCGGATATGACCTATTCAAAGATAAGGAAAAGATTGACGTAGATCATTTTATCATTGGTAAAGCTAATGGTGGAGATTATGGTGAAGGTCTAATCAACTATGTTGGTGGTGAAATCTGCGAATATAGAAGAGATTGTATGGTCTTCGGATCGCCTAGAAAATCAGATGTTACTAATTCAACTGATCTTACTATTCCACAGAAGCTAGAACTATTTGCTAACGCAGTAATCAAATCTTCTTTCGTAGTAATTGACTCTGGATATAAGACCATCTACGATCAATACAATGATAGATTTATCGATATTCCTATGAATGCCGATACTGCTGGTCTATTAGCAAGAACAACCTTCAATGCTGGTGCATGGCATTCTCCTGCCGGGTTTAATCGTGGTGAATTGGCTACCAACTCTGCCAAGACTCTAATCTACAATCCGTCACAGGCTGACAGAGATATTATGTATCCTGTTTGCGTCAATCCATTCGTCCAGTTTAGAGGTAGAGATATTATTCTGTTCGGTGACAAAACCACATACAATGCTGGTTCTGCATTCGACCATATTAACGTCAGACAGCTATTCATCTATCTACAGAAGATTATTGCTGACGTATCAAAATATACTCTATTCGAAATGAACGATGAGTTCACTCGTGCCCAGTTCATCGGAATTGTAGACCCAATTCTACGTGATGTAAAGGGAAGAAGAGGAATTTATGATTATCGCTTAATCTGTGACGAAACTAATAATACTCCTGATATAATTGATAGTAACGGCTTCGTGGCAGATATATATGTAAAGCCTGCTAGATCAATTAATTATATTCAGTTGAACTTCATTGCTACAAGAACAGGAACGAATTTCAATGAGATTATTGGGCAATTTGCTAATCTAGCCAAAAACAGAGTTGAATAATAGAAGAGGATAAACAGATGGTAGCTATTCCTAATATCGAAGAGTTTAAAGCGAGATTAATAAATGGTGGGGCACGTCCCACCATGTTCTCGGTTAGTTGCACGTTCCCTAATACAGAAGGTAATGCTTCTGGTAAAAATGAACTTACATATTTATCCTACATGGCCAAGGCTGCAAGTATTCCTGCCGATACCATTGGACAAATTCCAGTTGGATTTTTCGGTAGAAAAGTTCAATTAGCGGGTGATAGAAGTTATGGGAATTGGGGTGTATCAATTATCAATAGTGAAGACTTCGTTGTTCGTAGAGCATTTGAAGACTGGCACTTTCACCTTAATGCACCAGTGGCAAACGTAAGAAATCCTGCTCTACTGGCACTAAGAAATTATAAAACTGACGTTACCGTAACCCAGCTAGGCCAGGATGGCAGAGAACTAAGATCATATCGAATGATCGGAGCATTTCCAGCACAGATCGGTGAAATTACATTAAGTTGGGATGTGCAGAATACTATTGAAGAGTTTGATGTAGTTTTTGCATATGATTATTTCGTTCCACTCGATTCTTCTGGCGCATCTTACGCTGGTCGTAACGTTCTGGACACCTTTAGCAGAAATAGAGGCGACTCTGATGTTCCATTAACTGGCGTTGTGCCAACAGGTGGGCAGGTTCCTCTATCATAAATAGGTATAATGGCTAATGAAACTATTTGGATTTGATATTAAAAGAATACCTAACAGTGAACTTAATGCATCGTTTGCCCCACCTGTCAGTGATGATGGTGGGGTAAATATTGCTGTTGGTGGATTTACCAGTGGATATGTTGATATTGAGGGTGCAGCTAAAACTGAATCTGAATTAATCACACGATATAGAGATATGTCACTGCAACCCGAACTTGAAACCGCTATCGATGAAATTACAAATGAAGCTATTTCTGTAGATGAGGATACTGGAAAAATTGTCCAGTTGGATTTAGATAATCTTCAAATACCTGATAAGCTAAAATTTTCAATCAATCAAGAATTTGAACGTTGCCTAGAATTATTAAACTTTAATCATAAGGGTTATGAAATTTTTCGTCAATGGTATATTGATGGAAGATTATTTTATCATGCCATCGTAGATCAGAAAAATCTCAATAGAGGAATCATTGAGCTAAGAAATATTGATCCGAGAAATCTTCGCAAAGTTAGAGAAATTAGAACTCTGGATGCCCAAAAAATTCAACAGATGGGTAGTGAGGGAGTTGTTCCTAAGCAGAGAATAACTGAATATTTCATATATTCTAATAAAAATTTATCAGGTAAAGATTTCGATACACAGTATTCATTAAAGATTGCCAAGGACTCTATTGTATTTTGCACATCTGGCCTGACTGATAAAACCAATCAGATTGTTCTATCATATCTACATAAAGCAATTCGCCCTCTTAACCAATTACGTTCAGCCGAAGATGCTGCACTAATCAATAGAATTGCCAGGGCACCAGAAAGAAGAATTTTCTATATCGATGTAGGTAATCTTCCAAAAATGAAAGCCGAACAGCATGTCCGTGACATGATGGCAAAACATAAGAACAAATTAGTATATGATGCCTCGACTGGTGAAGTCTCC